TACCGTTCTTCAGGGTACGTCTTTGTACTGTGTCTCGTGCAATCGTAGCACTTTCGTAAGCTTTGAACAGCTCACCTGAGAACAGTTTCAGATAGGTTGCGTATTTGGTATCATATGCGCCGGAACCAGCGGTGCTGGTCACAGCCTTATTAAGGGTACCTAATACGGTTTGTGTGGCATTAGCCATTGTTACTTAATTTGTATAATTTACAGACTCTTAACGTTAAGAAAAATTTTATCGCGTTATATGTTGTGGTCTATCCCACCGTCTAGACAGCTTAAGGGTATCCGCGTACGGGCCATAAGCCAATGAAAGAGAGGTCCGACTCTGAGGTGCCTCTCCTCCTGAAGTATTTAGAACTTCTGGTACTCTAGATAAGAACCACGTTGAATCGTAGAACTTGTACCACCAGCTCTCATACAGAATTGGAAATCAAGATGTCCGGCATTTGCACCGTTGTCTAGGAAACCATGAACTATTAGTAGTCCATTTGCTGCACTCGTTGTGAGAGATTGAGCAGCTTCTGCAACGATAGGAGCTTGTCCTACAGCAGTGGTTGATCCATCAGATCCTGCAGTAACTGTAAAGAACTTAGTAGGTGAAGCAGGGATATCAACTATATATTCGATATCTGCTGTAGCATCCCACAAAGCAAACAAGTTATAACGGAAAACTATTCTTTCATATTTTCCGACTGCAATCTTAATGTCGGCAACACTTGCTAAAGTTTCAGTTGTGTTAACCTGATCATTTGCGACAATTAGTCCTGAATTCAAAGCACCAGGTGTATAAACTACTCCACCTGTTGCATTATTGGCTAGTACTGGCATGATTAAAAATTGTTATTGGTTGATTGACCATCCGTAGTTCCGCTACGGAGACGTTAATAGTTTTCTGTGGTTTCGCACGTTATTAAAATAAAAATCCCCAAGGCTAATCAAATGATTGCCAATGGGGATTCCAAAAATTTCATTTAGAAGTTATACTTAGCTCCCAGCTTGGAACCCCAAGCATTATCAGCATCTCCCTCTGTAGTTAGCAGGGAAATTTCTCCGTAAATATTAAAATTGTCAGTGGCATCAATACCTAGACCAGCTTTACCTGAAAGCTGTGTGTCATTATCTGTTCCATCAACCGCCACAATAGCAGGGCCTCCTTGAACATAATAATTAACGGTATCTGATACATCTCCCTCATAACCTACATGGAAATCAGTAGTTGAGTTTGTGTAGTCAGACCCTGTGTAGGATGCGTTGCTCTCTACGTTTACGTAAGGTCCTGCCATAGCTGGAGCTACTGTAAATACCGAGGCTATTATCAAAGCTAGTTTTTTCATTGAAATTAAATGGGTTTAGTGTGTGTCTTTTGTGTACGGCACACCACGATACTTTAGTTGGATCTTTTTTTGCATGGATCTTTTCCTTAGTACCTACCCCCCGTTCCATGAGTAGGTGTCATGCGTTCTTCATAGAAGAATGAACGGACGTGGATGCCAGTTGGCTTCTACTGCTTCGACAAGCGAGCCGCCATTGTGTTTAAACTAATTGACTTGTAAATTGATGTTGTGGTGAAGCTGATGGTGTGATATCCACGCCAACACTTACACCTGGTGTAGATCCTGCAGCTACTGTTGCTGCTACAGAACCATCATCTGTATCTCCTACCATAACATCACATCGTGCTACTTGAGCAGCAGTTGAAGCTCCATCATTATATGGAATAAACCAACGGTCTGAAGTAGTAGGTGCATAGTACACAGAATTTTGAGCATCTAGTCTGTTCTCTGGGTCATACCCAACAACAGCGGTTCCGTCTCCTCTTGCCATAATTAAATCTCCTTAAATTTTCTTCCGAATTTTAGGGGTGGTTTTTTTGTGTGCTGCTGTATCTCTAGATTTTTTACTAGCCATCTTAGCAGCCTTTGCCTGGGCTTGACCCGCTTTAGTATACGGGTACTTTGTTCCGTTAACTATTGGCATATTAAAATTGAATTTGAGAACGTTCTAATTTATCATAAACATCCTTGCGATAAGCAGGATCATTATCATAACGTGGATCACCCATGGCACGGACAACTTCCTGTTGACTTCTAAATCCATCAACAGCTTGAGCTGTTTTGCCTTGAATCATCTCACCATCATAACCTACAGCATCTTGGTATCTATAATACATTGCTTGTAATCCAAAGTTAATTGTATTTAAATCGCCTTGCTCTAAAGCAGAATCATAAGCTGCAATTTCCTCAGTAGTGAAATTCTCTTTAGCCCATCCAACCATTTGGTTATAGGCTTCCTGACCTCCTACTGCATTCTGAATTGCATCAACATTATCAGAAGTTAGAGGTTCGTAAGTTGTAGAGTCATCCTCATATTGAGATTGAAGTCTTTGATAAGTATCAATTAAATCTTTACTATCAAGCTGACTTAAAGCTTCTACGGTTTCATCAGACAACTTACCATTAGCATCAAACTCATCACCTGCTTGTATCACAGCCTGTTCAGTTTCAGTATACTCTACTTCTTCTTCTGTTTCTTCTTGCTCAGCTTTAGGCTCTTCTTCTTTATTTGAATCAGAACCCATCTTCTTTTGAAGTTCAATGTATGCCTGTTCTAATTCTTCTGCATCTTTATATTTCCCAGCAAGAAGTTCGTTTTGTTCTTCTGCTAATTTTTCTCCTATTTCTAATGACTCTGCATCACGCTGATCTTCAGCTTCAATGGTGTCAGGATCATTCGCAGGATCATACGTCAGGTTTACTGCCATAATTCGTTACTGTTTTTAATCCTCCGAGACCAACGTTTGTTACCACTCCGCCTGGGGCTTCAATGGTAGGCTCACCTATCTTAGGTTTCTGAGCATATTTATTGGTATCGAAAGAGGTGGGTTTTGCAATTTCGTTTTCTTCAAGATTTGGATTCACCTTTGATAAAGGTTTCATCTGTGTCTTCGGTTTTGATGCCGGAACTCTTTTAGGTCGAGTGGGTTTATTGTTCATTTAAGCCTTGTATAGTTTCTCCTAATGCTGCTTGAGCATCAGGGTTTTTAGATGGATCGAAGACAGGTGCTGACATCATTTGACCAGCTTGATCAGTTAGTGACTGTTCCATTGCTTGGTCTTGTGCGTTTGCTGCTTCAGACTCCATGGTTTCTGGAGACTTAACAAGGTTCAATACATCAATACCTTGTGCAGCTGCTAGACGTTTAATTGCTTCTGAGGCATCAATGAACTGCATCAATGCTTCTGGTCCTAGTGTCTGTGCAATGGTGCCGATGAATTGAGTTAAACTTTCTCTATCTTGACCCCTACCTAAAGCATTTATACCAGCTACAATAGTTGGATTAACATACTTCTTAGGTATACGTGGTATTTCTCCAGCCCTTTGTAGGACTAGAAGTTTTCTATCTAAATAAGGTATTAAGAATTCAACAGTAAGCAGTGAGAATAAACCACCAAGCTGTTGTTCTAGTTCTAATTGGGTGAGGCGTACCTCTTCTGCTGTGACTCTTTCAGCGTTACGAGGATTCATAACAAGGAAAGCTTCAAGCAATCTTCTTTCTAATTGTTGGGCTAGATTAAATGCAGTTTGGAAATCAGCTGTCTTACCAACTTGTACGACACCGATATCTTCAGGACGTCCTTGGACAATCGCTCCATTACCGGCTGCTGCTATAGTCTGTGGCTTCGTAGTTGAGCTAGGAGATACAGTAAAGATTACCTTTGCTGCAGCTGCGCTACCCTCAACGAGTGCTTGAGATAGTCCTTCTAAAGAATTGAAATCTCCTAAGAACTCTTCGACTCTACCACGTCCATAGTTTTCTCCATCAATACTATTAAATCTTAGTACCAACCATGGGCTAGCATCCTTAGGTGCTTTACCCTGTGATCCTGGTATGAGCTTATCAAATGCTTCTTGATGCCATACCCATTTGTTTCCTTTTAATTTAACACAAGTGTAGACGTCCACATCTTCTTCATTTCTAGCTCCGATACCACCACCAGTATCACCTGCGTGATTAGGAGTAGTTCTTTCTATATCTTGAAGTTCTTGTGGTAGCAGACTACGGTTAATAATTTCTTTTGTAACGATTTCAATTACGTTACCATTACCATCTCGTTCTATAACATAACGGTTCAATGGATAATGCTTAAGACCATCCTTACCCATATAAATGAGTGCATTGCCACCAACAACTAAGTGTTTAATTGCTTGGTGTACAGTAACTCTATCACTAGAAGCAGCAATGGAATCCATTACCATTCTTTCAAGTTTCGCAAAACTTAAATCCATTTCGGAGCGAACTTCTGGTGGGAAATCTTCTCCTAATGCATCATCTTTAATCTGAAACTTAAAGAAGGTACTCTGCGGTGGTAGTAAAGCTAGCATTAATTTAGCTGCTAGTGTTACTACACACTTAGAACCAACGGATTGCCAAGGTGTATCTAGTTTAATATGAGTTGATCTTCCTTCATCATTTTTGATAAGGTAAGGAAGGGTAAGCTTAGAGCATTGAACAGCAACGTCAAGAAACTGGGTACGGTTTCCAGTAAGTTTATCGTATCTTGTGCGTGCGTAATTCATTAGCCTATTGTTGGTTGACCTTGGTGATCACCACCTGGTATCAATGATCCGGCTGGGACTCGTGCAATACGTAAGTCACTAGCTTTCTTAGCTCTACCTTTTTTTCTCTTCTGCTTCGCACTACCCAGACCTTGCTCTGCACTAGCCATTGTAGATCCTACTTTAGTAGCACCTGGTGTACGAGCTATTGCTTCAGACTTCTTCCTTTCTGCATCTGCTTTTGCTTGCATTGCTTGCATTTGTGCTAGGTTATCTTTTCTGGCTTTCTCCGCATCTTTGCGTGCTGCTTCATTTGCTTCAGCAACTAACTGTGCTGTGTTATCTGGTGGTGGAGAGCTACGCCTTCTTCTTCTTCTGCCCATAATTAATACCTAAATTCTTTTAGTTAATACTGAATAAGTGTGTTTCCAATTTAATTTTTTGGCAAGACCTTTTCTTACCGTCACTTCTATTATACTACAACCATTCTCTCTACCATAATCTTCAATGGAACCAAAGTGTTTCATCCATGGTTCATAATCATAGCCAGATTTAGTAGCCCAGATATGTATTTGCAGTATCTTAGCACGTGGTAGCTGTGTAGCTTCACATACTAAAGCAAATTTGATTTCATTGTTATCTGACCCAATCCATAAAGCACAGTCCTCACGCATAATGAGATCTAAATAATCTAATGAATTATATGCTTCATCAGATTTTACTAGTGCTTTAGTGATTAAAGGTTCAACCTCATCCCAGACAAGGAACACATCTTCTGGGCGGATAAGACGTGCTTCCATTATTCTTCTAGTCTGTTTCTATACCAATCGACAACTGAACGTTGCCCTGATTTAAACATAATAGTACTCAGTTCTTCTTTAGGATGAGGTGTGACAACTGGAAACTTTTCATCCATTTCTATAAGAAGTGACTTTGCGTTGGGACCTAGTATAGGTTCAAGCGTACTGTGGGAGGTTTGTATTTGCATGTTCGAAAAATGCTGGCATTCTTGCCGTCTTGGTGGAGATTAATTCTGGTGCTTTACCTTCATACATTAACCGATCGCTTACATCTAGCCAGAATTTTTTGTCTAAATATTTACAGGTAGTATTAATACCTAGGGGTTCCATAATCCAGTTAATGGTGGCCTTCCTAAGTTTATCCAAAGATTGACTATAAGAT